TGGTGTTGGTGTGATATATGCAGGTGGGAAGACTGATTTAGAACAAAAAGAGTTATATGACAGAATTGATGATGCTGTATGTGCAGTACGGTCAGCACTTGAAGAGGGAATTCTTCCGGGCGGTGGACTGGCTCTCTACGAAGAATCGTTAAAGTATAGTAAAAATAGTGAGTCTATTGCGGAGAGAATAATGTACAGCGCACTAAGAGCTCCGATTATACAGATATTAGAGAATGCAGGGTTAAAACTAGAAGACATATACAATTTCACTCCGGACCAATACGGCTACGGCTACGACGTTAAAAACAACGTGATGGGGGATATGTATAGGTTAGGTGTAATAGACCCCTTAAAGGTCACTAAGAATGCGTTACAAAATGCTGTTTCGGTTGCGGTGACTATATTATCAACCAATGCCATCATAACAATGGCTAGAACGTATGAAGATAAATGAGTAAATTTCAACCCATCGGCAAATACATTGCCATTAAGACTGTAGAAGAAGAGATAAAGACAGCATCTGGTCTAATTTTATCAGCGGAGGATGCGAATCAGATGCGATATAAGCGTGGTCTTGTTATAAAACCAGGTAGTACAGTTACTGTGATAAAGGAGAATGACGAGATATACTACGACAAAAGGGCAGGGTTCACTATGCTGATAGACAACGAGCAGTACACCATTATTCTTGAGAATGATGTAGTCGTTGTTCTTTGATATACTTGTTCATGTCCTTGATGAAGTTGCGATATACTTTATCTGAGTAGCAGACATTTTTAGCGAATATGGGGTTGGATGACTGAGTCATAGGTATTTCTTCCCCATTGAGCTTCTTGTACATGCTACCCATCATCCTACGTGCTTTGTATGAGATTTCATAAAGTGTTTTCTTATTGGCTACTCGTTTTCTGAATACAACAATCCAATCATCACGGAGTAATCTGTTGAATCTATTAACATCCCAGGAGAGTAGTTCATTGAACTCATCGAATTTTGATTTGCCAAAATACTTTTCGGAGTATAGGAAGAGAAGCATATCTAGGTCTGCTGAGTTTAAGCCGTATTTTGCTTTGGTAAAGTATCTGATGACTTTCCAATACTTAAGGTAATCGTAAGGTGGTGGTCTTCTATCCATAAAAAAAATTTAATTAAATTTGCAGTACAAAGATATTAAAAAGATGGGAACTAAACCAACGAGAGACACCAGAGCAAAGAAAGATAAGTATGTTGCTGGAACTTTGACAGAGTCAAACAAGAAGTCTTCTGAGGATTATGACAAAATAAACTTTAAGAATAAAGCTGTTGACGCTTGGAATAAAGTAACTGCTCTTGCTCCTAATCGTGCAAAGAGAAAAGCAAATACTGCATTTAGTAGAGTATCTGGATTTGGAGGATTTGGGAGTGCACCACAATTAAACAAAAAAAAAGATAAATGAAAAAAGTACTTGTGCCAGCAGGGACTGCTATGTCAAAAAAGACGAAGGGTAAGCCTGAGAAGCTTGGGTTGCCATCTGACAAGCAAATTAAAAATAGTGTGTACGCTAAGTGCGGTAAGAAGTAATGGCAACACCGAGAAAAGGGAAAGCAAAGGTTAAGATTACATCTTCAGGTAAGAAGGTGAGTTATGGTCAGGCGGGTCAAGCTAAAGGTGGAGGACCAAGAGTAAAGCCAGGCACTTCAAAAGGAGATAGCTACTGTGCGAGAAGTCTTGGTATTAAAAATGGGCTTTCAAAGGGAAAGCAAAATGACCCTAATACCCCGAATAATTTATCTAGAGCTAGATGGAAGTGTTCAGGTGCAAAATCAAGAAAGTAAAATAGAAAAATATGAATAGAGATTATCCATTAGCTCCTACTGTTTTTAAAGACAAGGAGACTAGAATGAAAAAAAAGGCAGCTAGGCAAGAAAACAATCAAATCAAAAAAGAGGAGAGAGTTGAGATGCGCAAAGATAAAAAAATTGAACGTAGCAGTGGTCTTGAATACGAGCCACCTGTTAGAAAACGTCATATGAGATAAAAAAAAATAATTATCTTTGTAGAATGAAATCAAGAGGACTAGGTGACACAATTGATAAGATAACAACAGCAACCGGTATTAAGAAGGTTGTTAATGCTGTTTCAAAGGCTACAGATAAAGACTGTGGATGTGGAGCAAGAAAAGAAAAACTAAATAAGGTTATGCCTTACAAATTAATATGATGAATTATACATGGACAGTAAATAGTACTTATTCAATAAATACACCTGAAGATGTAATTTATACAGTAAGTCCATTTTATATTAAAAAATAAAAATATATGCAATATACACCATTAATTTCAGGAGGATTAGCTTTATCGGTAATACCTTCTGATAATGCAAATATACCGTACCCTAATAAGCTTGAGGTTGGTACATCTACTAACACAGCAGCAGATGAGCTTGTTGACACTAGTAAAGATTTTACTTTAAGTGTGAATATAGGAGACATTGTATATAATACAACAACTGCTGCAGCGGGGACTGTTATTGAGGTTGTGTCTGCGACTGTACTAAAACTAAATGCTGATATATTAGTTAGTGGAGAGAACTACATAGTATACTGCGGTTCAGATATATGTGCAGACGCTAGAGGTGGATGTGTTATTAGAGTTAATGGTACAGGTAACGTAACAGTTACAACTATAAATGACGATGTAATACTATTCACAGTTCAAGCAGGAGAGTATTTACCGGTAAGAGTTAAGAGAGTTGCGTACGGAGCTACGGCAACCGGCATAGTTGCTATTTGGTAGGATGAAAGGGTATTTGGGTAGCGTATTAACAGCCTTAGTCTTATTCTTTGCTCCTGTTAAGGGCATAATCTTAATTGTTTCGCTATCTACTATTATAGACACCTGTTTTGGTGTTTGGAAAGCAGTGAAACTTGGAGAAGATGTAACGAGTAAAATATTTAGAAAGGGTTTGTTGTCTAAGCTTCTCACGTATGTATCAGCTACAATGCTAATATTTGCATCTGACGTGTTTATTATAAACGAACTAACAAGGAGCGTTGTGAGCGTTGATTTTATATCTACTAAAGTATTGTCATTGGTGTTAGTAGCTATTGAGGTTAAGAGTATGGACGAGTCATTTATCAAGGTGAAGGGATATTCATTTATTGATAAGGCTAAGTCTATAATAATAAAAATCAAAAACATTAAGAAGGAGCTGTAATGATGTCGACTATTGACATTATTAAGAAGTATGGCAAGCCTAATGAGACAGGGGCTGGGTACTTAACAACTATACAGTTACCTTATCCAATGAGGTTAGCTTGGGACTTAGATACCAAGGTAACTAGAATGAGCTGCCATAAGCTAGCCGCTGAAAAGTTCTTAGATGTATTTAATGATTTGCTTGCTGAGTATGGAATGGCAGAGATTGAAAGGTTAGGCATAGACTTATTTGGCGGGTGTTTCAACTATCGCAAAATGCGAGGAGGGTCAAGCTGGTCAAAACACGCTTGGGGAATTGCAGTCGATTTAGACCCGGCAAGAAACAAATTAAAAGAGACAGCTAAGACTGCTAGATTTGCTAGACCTGAATATCAAAAGATGATTGATGTATTCTACAAGAATGGATTTATAAATCTAGGAATAGAGAAGGGGTACGATTTTATGCACTTTGAACTAAAAAGCTAATCTGCATGAATTTTTCCTAAAACTTCATGCAGTTAAAAAATGCACAATATATCGGCAAGGTTTATTGTGCAAAATTAAGTAGCATAACTCCGACATTATCCGAATTAAAGCATATAAAAGTACATTATACTACACTTTAAGATGCAAATACGTATAATACCGAATATTTGCGTATCAATAAAGCATTTTACTGCACTTTACTTAGGCATATTACAATTATTGCACCGAGCATATATCCAATGGCAGACGCTAAAGCTATTTTGAAGCGTTGTAAGCGATTTTCAGCTTCAATTATATAACTTATAAATGGCAATCCCAAAAAAGGACCTATAAAGGCAAAAAATAGCATTCCTCCGACATTAAATTGGCTAACGCTTCTGATGTAAAAAGTAGATGCTATTTCTATTATTAAACAACTAAGACCTATTATTATATATTTTTTCACTTATAAAGCTATAAATAAAAAGAGCGTCACTATAGCTATAAACGAAATAGTGCGATTTGTCCTAATTTGCGTCTTTTGCTTCTCGTTATCTACGTGTAGACCCATGTTCTCAGCGTCAATAGTATATACAAGCGATTGTAGAGACTCTATATCTTTTTTAGAACTATCTATCACTTGATACAATAATAGTTCCTTAGAGAGGCTTATTTGAGCTTGCTCAATTAAGCTATCTTTTTGTAGCAGTTCAACGTAGATTTTGTCCATCTGTGGGATAGATATGCATACAGAAGTGTCTCCTGTTTGGTTATCTATTAATACGGTCTGAGAAAAGCTGTATTCTACGAGTAGTAGGAGCACTACTATAGTCATTAATCTTTGTTTCATATTTCAATTTGATTGTGTCAGATTTTATTCTTAATCGCTCTATATCTTGATATACTGTATCTGTATTCGTTAGAATAATAGTTTTAGGTGTCACAATTTCTTTATTATTTGTGACATCCATAAATACATAAATACATATTATGGCTAAAAGTATTATTGTGATGACATAGAATCTCATGTATTGCATTCGGCAAAGATAAATATAAAAGTTTTATATTTGCAATAATATAAATAGTGCATGGCAAGAATCAGTACATACCCAATAGATGAGAATATTTCTGGTTCAGATAAATGGATTGGAAGTGATGCTGGGTTTAAAAGTGCTACTAAAAACTTTACAGTAGATAAGGTTGCTGATTACTTAAATACATCAGGTGTTATTCAGTCTCAGGCATTGAGATATATGTATCAAAATGATACGAATACAAAGCCTAGATATAATGGCACTATATCATTCCAAAGTGAAAGAGGAGAGAACGTTGCCTTTAATGACATAACTACGTTTTTGTTAAGCAGATACGCTAAACCATCTAGGGATGTGTATACGTTTTATAACGCACCACTTACAGGCTCTACGATACTTCTTACAAACGCTAATAACGTATCAAATTGGGCTGTGTATTTATGGGATGGCTCAACTCAAGATATTGACGAAGAGAACTTCTACAATATAGACCTTACATTTATATCAGGGAGTGGTGGGTTAGTAGATGGAGAAGATTATTTAATATCACTGCTTGGATATAAAAGCACAAATGATAAGACATTTATTTACACTCAGGCTATAGCTTCAGATGTTTGGGAGATAACACATAACTTAGAGAAATTTCCATCTGTATCTGTTGTGGATTCAGGTAAGACTATGGTGTATGGGAATGTAGAGTATATAAACGCAAACGAATTAACAATAACTTTTAGTGCTCCCTTTTCAGGACAGGCATTTATGAATTAGAAACTATGGCTATTAAATATTTAGATAATATTTCCCTGGAGGGGAATCAATTACAAAACTCGCTGCTGCAAGTGCTTGCAACGAATCCTGCTCCATTGGGGGCTGGTCAAATAATTTACAACTCCACTACAGGTAGTATTAATTACTATAATGGTAATTCTTGGATTACTCTTGACGGTGTTGGGGACATATCTGCTGTAGTGGCAGGGACTGGACTTAACGGAGGGGGTACTTCAGGTTCAGTTACATTAAACCACAATGACTACGGTACGTCAGGTACGTATGCTTACCCTACGTCTGTTACGACAAACGCACAGGGACACGTAACTGCTATATCAGCAGGTGTAGCTCCAGGTTCAATGAACTCGTTCAATGTAGCGGGTGACTCAGGGACTAATCAGACTATATCTGAGGGGAACACAATCACATTTGTTGGAGGCACAGGCATTACAACTGCAGGAGCGGCTACTGACCAATTAATAATCACACTTGCATTAAGTGAGTTGCCTGCGAATACAGCGACTCTAGTTAAGGCATCTGATAAGATTGTAGGGTTATGGGATAGTGGAGCTACTCAGGGAACTAAAGTAGTTAGTGCTATACCTGTAAGTGCTTGGGGTACTGCGATAGAGAACGTGAATATGGGCTCGAACAAGATTGTATCTGTTCTTAATCCAACTGACGCACAGGATGCGGCTACTAAGAACTACGTTGATACAACGCTTGCAGGCTCAGGAGCATTAATATATCAAGGACCATATAATGCGGCTACAAATACACCTAACCTTGACACTCCTCCAACAGGAACGATAAACAAAGGGTTCACTTGGACGGTGACTGCAGACGGTCTGTTCTTCACTGAGCAGGTTCGGATTGGTGACTTACTCATAGCGAATATAAACAACCCTACGGTATTAGCTGATTGGACAGTTGTTCAGAGTAACATTGACTTGGCTAGTGCGACTGTACCGGGCATAGCATCGTTCCCTGTATCAGGTGGTCTGAGTGTAGCTGCAGGAGCTGTTTCAATAGCCGCTTCAGGAGTAACTTTAGGTTCATACGGAACGGCATCAGCTGTTGGGTCATTCACTGTAAATGCAGAGGGTAGAGTAACATCAGCGAGCAACACAACAATAGCGATAACTTCTAGTCAAGTTACTGACTTTTGTTCAGCTGTTAATACGTGTGTGTCAACGAGCACAAAGTATGTTGCAACGATAGGGAACGGCAGTAGCACAGTGTATGCAGTGACGCATTCATTAAATAATTTAGACGTAATGGTTCAGTTATATGAGGTTGCGACAGGAGAGACAGTATATACATCGGTAGAAAGAGACACAAATAACATAGTAAATATTACATTTGCATCAGCACCAGCATTGAATAGCATCAGAGTGATGGTTCTATCAATCTAATAAATGGGAGTCAAATATTTATATGGCATAGACGTAACTGGGCAGAGTACCTTCTCAACTAATGTTGGGATAGGTACTTTAAGTCCTAATGCAAATCTTGATATAGTTGGAGGTGTAGTTATACTAGGTCAAAATAAAATTGACGGCAGTAGTGACAACTTAAAAATTATGTCTGATTTTGCTAATATCAGCGGAAGTTCTACTATTGAATTTTCTGTAGATAATAGCGAAAAGATGCGTATTACAAACGCAGGCAACGTAGGAATAGGGACGACTAGTCCAGGAGCTAAATTTCAAGTAGATGGTTCAAATTCTAATGGGTTAATTCAAGCTTATGTAACTTCCGGTGGTGGAAATGCTCTACGCCTAAATACTAATTTTGGAGGCGGGAATTATATCGACTTAAACCCATATGTAACAGGAGTAAGTAACGGGGGTTTTGAAATATTACAAAATGGAACTCAAAGATTAGTAATATCCTCTTCCGGCAACGTCGGCATTGGTACGACTAGTCCATCTGAAAAGCTACACGTAGACGGTAATGCAAGAGTAACAGGTGCATATTACGACACCTCTAATTCACCAGGTACAGTTAATCAGCTATTGTCTTCGACAGTAACTGGTACTACTTGGATTAACCCATCGGCTATTGTAGCGGAAGCGGCTACATTAGTTGTAATCGCGTGTAAGAACACTTCTGGAGCAGCTATAGCACAAGGGACTCCTGTATATCAAACAGGAACAGTGGGCGCGACAGCGACTATTGAAATCGCTCCTGCAGATGCATTAATATCAGAAAATAAACTTCCAGCTATTGGTTTACTGCAAACAGCACTAAACAACAACGGATTTGGTTTTGTAGTTATAACTGGAGCACTTACAAATTTTACAACATCTCCTATTGATGGAGTTGTACCTACCACAGGGGATAAAGTATTCGTAAAATCAGGGGGAGGACTAACATTAACTAAACCAACAGGTGAGGGTAATGGTATTCAAAATATGGGGCTTGTTGGTAAAGTGTCTACTGGAAGCGCTGGGTCTATTACCGTGTCGTCTATTATGCGTACCAACGACGTACCCAACCTGCCCGAGGGTAGAATATGGGTAGGTGATGGAAACACCTTAGTATCTGATACAGTTTATATAGATGAGCCAAATAACAGGTTTGGTATTGGGACGACTAGTCCTAGCAGACAACTAGAGGTCTCTAACACAGGGAATGCAATAATAAGAATAGCAGGAGATAGCGACAATGATGTAGGAGAAACAGGAGATGCTGTGCTTGAAATGACTACTGATGCAGGCGGTCACGGATGGTCAATAAGAAGCGCTAACATAGGTGGAGGAACAGGCGATTTTAAAGTAAACACCTTTATAAGTAGTGTTGAATCAACAAAATTACTAATTGACAGGGACGGCAACGTAGGGATAGGAACGACTGCGCCTATAGGCAAGCTACACGTAAATACTTTTAATACAAGTAATAACGCTTTAACGATACAGGCTTCGAATTGGACCGCTAGAACTTATGGGATTGGTATTGATTCTTCAAGTAGCTTATCGTTTTATGATAACTTCTCTTCTTTAGCAAGACTTATTATCACATCATCAGGCAACGTAGGTATTGGAACGACTAGTCCAGCTGAAAAGTTATCTATTGAGGGTTCTGGAAGTCAATCTTTATCTATATACAGTACAGATACTGGTATTTCCGGTACGCCAAAAACATTTATTAAATTATACGGAGAGAGTGCAGCAGCACTACAGAGATTACAAGGACAAATATCAGTTGCTCCTGGAGTAAATACCAATTCAGGTGATATGATTCTTAGCACAGCAAATACTGCTGCTGCTATAACAGAAAGGATGCGTATTGATGGGGCGGGCAACGTAGGTATTGGAACTACTAGTCCTAGTACTTTACTTCATATTGAAGGTTCTTCTGCAGGGTATTTACAAACCATAAAAAATACGACAGCAGGGGGAGATTATTTACAAATGTTAGCTGAAACTGGGGATGCTGTATTTCAATTTGAATCAGGAGGTACTGGTGGTGAAGCAACTCTAAATATGTATAGAGATGGTACTCAATATGTAAAAATATCAGCAGACGCAGGGGTAGATAATTATTTCAACAATGGTGCAAACGTAGGTATAGGAACTACTAGTCCCGCTTATAAGTTGCACATAGACGACGACACTGCTTATGGTGGTGTTCTTATTGAAGGAGATAATGCCCCCGGATTAAGCATAAGAGACAATAGCGGAACTTCAATATCTAAAATTTATGTACAAAGTACTGCCGGTTCTCAAGGTAATCTTAGAATATCCTCAGACGATAATAACACAGCAACTACTCCTACTATAGAGTTTATAATAGGGGGTTCGCACAAAATGCGTGTTTTAGATAATGGCAACGTAGGAATAGGAACAACATCTCCTTCAGCTAAGTTGGATGTAGAGGGTGATGTATCAATTAAGAATGTCAACTTATCTAATCAGGAGAATCTAGATGTAGACACAGGGACTGAGGTGATAGCGATAGCTCCTATAGCATTATATACAGCGGCATTCTTTGACTTTGTAGTTAAGAATGGAGCGAACGTTCGTTCAGGTACGGTGTACGCCTGTCACGATGGGACATCAGTAGAGTACACAGAGACATCTACAGCTGACTTAGGTAATACATCAGCGGTAGTATTTACAGTAGACATATCAGCAGGTAATATGAGATTACTTGCAACAACGACCACAGACAACTGGTCAATAAAAACTTTAACTAGAACAATATGACAACATTTAATTGGACAATCTCAGCAGTAGAGAGAAAAGTAAGCGAAGACGGATTATCAAACGTAATTCAAGTAGCACATTGGCGGTACAGAGGTACAGATGAAAACGGTGTAACGGCAGAGCTTTATGGAGCACAGTCGTTAGCTGAACCAAATCCAGAGGATTTTACTCCTTGGGATGAGGTGACAGCAGAAGACGTAGAAGGATGGTTGGTTAATATCTTCAGTGTGACTGTAGATGGAGAGCCTTCCGAGTTAGAGAAAATGGAGGCGAATATTGATGTTCAAATTGAACTGATAATCAATCCTGTGACTATAACTGGTCCTTTAGTAGCGTAACAAACAATAATAATTAGCTGTAATCTGGAAAGTGAAAGATGAGTAATGAATTCAAAATTAAGAAGGGTCTTGTAGTCGAAGGAGATGCGAGAGTAACAGGAGCGATATTTGACTCAACGAACGCACCGGGTACGAGTGGTCAGGTTCTAACATCAACTGTAACAGGTACAGACTGGAAGAGCTTAGCAGAGATATCAGGTGTAGACGGCACAGGTACAGCTAATTATTTATCTAAGTGGGCGGATGCTGACACTATAACCAACAGCATCGTATACGACAACGGAACAAACGTCGGCATTGGGACGACTAGTCCGAGTGCTAAGCTTGAAGTTAATGGCGCTTTGTTTGTTGGTAATCACACCGGGACAGTGACACCTACGGACGGGATATGGATTGAAGCACCTACTGGAGTTGAAACACAAATTCAAATGTACACTTTTGGCGGCAGTATTTTTAGCATAAAAGGTAATAACACTAAAGCAAACATAGGTTGGAGTAGTGGTCAAGATAGATTTGTAAATTTTGTAAATGCAGGAACTGGAGACATAAGTGTTGGTATAGGAACGACTAGTCCAGCTTCTAAACTGCATATAAAAACGTCTGTTGATAATAGTGTTTCTCAAGGATTAGTTATTGAGAGAAGCGTAAATAGTGACAGGGGTTATATTAATTATAATGGAGGTGGATTTCAGTTTAGGTCAACAGTAGGAGACCCTATTGTATTTGGTGAAACAGACGCTGAACATATGCGAATCCTGCCTGACGGCAACGTAGGCATAGGAACGACTAGTCCTGATGCTAAGCTAGAGGTAGTAGGAACTACAGGAATTGCTCTAGCTCAATCTGCAGGAGCAAAAACAGTTGGTTATGTTACCACATTACAATCTTTTTACTCAATAAATTCAGGTTTTCTAGCTTTTAGTGGTGATGGAGGTGCTGGAAAAGCTATTGGTGGAGGAGCTTATGGAGCTGATACTATCCTTTTTGCTAATAATACGGAAAGGATAAGAATATTAAATAACGGCAACGTAGGTATTGGGACGACTAGTCCACAAGCTAAGTTACACGTTTCTTCTACTGGTGAATCTGTAATAAGAATTCAAGATTTAGATGCAACAAATCAATTTATGGATTTAGGGCATAATGGAGGAACTAGCTATTTCTTATCAACGAATAATACATCAAATGGTAATTTTACTTGGTATTTATATAATGGCACTTCTTTTAGTACACCAATGTATATTGCTTCTACAGGCAACGTAGGCATAGGAACGACTAGTCCTGAAAATAAATTACACGTTCAGCAAAGTGACGTATTTACAGGAATACATACCACAGCCGGAGTTAGAGTAAAGTCAGACGGAGCTTCTGCTATTAATAACTACCATGGAACTATAGCATTATCAAGAGGGACAGGAGGTGTAGCAATTTCTGCTGTTCAGGAAGATACAGACAGTGACGTGATGGGAATGGCATTCTTTACACATCCATCAGCTACTGGAGGTGATGCTGCTGTAGAGAAAATGAGATTAGACCAAAACGGTAATCTAGGCATAGGGACGACTTCTCCTGATTTTAGACTTCATACCAATCTTAATTTAAGTGGCACACCGTTATCTTATTTAAACGGGACAGCAAATACATTTAACGGTACAGCAAATCTAGGTGTAACACATAATAGTACAGCTGTAGGTACAGGTACAGCCGCTGGTGTTTATTTAGCTAATAATGCTAATAACGACGGAGCGCCCTCTCCTATAATAGCTTTCTCAGCATTGTCTGCTTCTGGAAGTTTTAACCACACTTATGCTGCAATTTATGGTATAAAAACAGCTGGTGGAGCAGATACTAATTGGGTTAAAGGTGACCTTACTTTTGCAACAGGTAACACAACTGGACCAGAAAGAAGGATGACAATTCTTGCTAATGGCAACGTCGGCATCGGGACTACTAGTCCTGCTTATAAATTTCAAGTAAAATCTGACGATGTTTTAGGCGGTATTTATCTTGAAGGTGATAATGCTCCTGCTTTTAGGATTAGAGACACTTCTGATAATGGAGATTCTTTAATTTATACAAATAATGGTGGTAGATTAATTTTATCTGCCGATGATTCTAATGTTACTACAGGTTCTTCTTTAGAATTTAAAGTAGATGGCTCAGAAGCTATGCGTATCGACTCAAGTGGTAACGTCGGTATAGGGACTACTTCTCCTGGAGCTAAGTTAGATATAGTCGGTACTGGAAATGCAGTTCAAATAAGAAGGTCAAACGGATATGCTTCTATAAAAGCACATTCTGATAATGGAGGAAACCTTATACTGGACTCAGATACATCAACAGGAGCTGTTTTCTTAAACAACTATGTAAACAGACCTGTGTATATTGCTACAGGAGGTGGCAACGTCGGTATTGGGACGACCAATATGTATGCTAGGCTGAATGTTAAAGCAACATCACATAATAATGGTATATCTGTAAACAGAGCAGCAGATAATACAGCAGCACTTTATATAGGTAATGATGGCGGTGGAATTCCAATCATAGCATCAAATAACTCTGACCTGATTTTTGGTAGAGACTTTTCAGGTACGTTTACCGAGCGTATGCGAATGACCAATGACGGCAACTTCGGCATTGGGACGAGTAGTCCTGGCACAAAGCTTCAGGTTGAAGGTACAATCAGAGCTACAGGCACATCAGGGAATGTGGATGTTGACCCTTTATACGGTGCGTTTAGATTCTACAACGGCTCTACGTTCTACGGAGGGTTCTACAACGATGCTGTGCTTAGTTCAGGTAATGCAGTTGACTTAGTGTCATACGTAGCCACAGGAGACTACTACATCGGTTCAGCTACAAGAGGAAAGGTTGTTAAGGTAGAGCAGGGTGGTAATGTTGGTATAGGCACTACGTCACCAACAGAGAAACTAGATGTGAATGGTGTGGTTAATGCTACGTCATTCTCAGCAGGTGGAACAGCAGGATTTACAGGAACAGTTAATTTTCCAAGCAACTCTCCAGGTTCTCGGATGCTTGATTTTCAAGGTGGATTATTAGTAAGTGTTTCATAATAAGAAAAAACAATTATATTTGTATCATTAAAATTAAATAAAATGCAAAAATTAACAGAACAAGAATTAACTAACGTAAGAGAATTAGTAAACCAATTCAACACTTTAAAAATCCAATTGGGTGATGCTTACATCGCACAGCAAATGATTATGAAGAAGATTGACGAGGTTAAAGTATCTTACTCAGCTATGGAAGAGGAACTAGTTTCAGTGTACGGTCAAGATGCGACTATTAACATTGAAACAGGTGAAGTAACTATCCCTGAAAACTAAATGGCACAAATAAGCACATACGCAACTATATCAACACCTACCATTGACGATAAGTTAATCGGAACAGATGTTGAGAATGAGAATCTTACAAGAAACTTTTCAATAAGTAGTATTCTTGCATTGGTTGGCGTAGGTCTTTCTGAGTATGCTTCAAATGCAGCAGCAGAGGCTGCAGGATTAGCTATAGGAGACTTATACCACAACGCAGGAGTTGTATGTGTGGTCTACTAGCATCCAAATGGACATTAGAAAAATATCTATAGGTCCTGACTACAAGTCAGGTGCTATGCACTACATAGTAGGGCAGGATGTGTTGAATGGTAACTATATTATTCATTTAATACGCAGAGAGCCTAATAGAGATGCTATAACCATTTGGATTGAGTCTAGAGCCAAAGAAGTCGTTCTTTGGAAAGAATTTACTTTTACCGTACCAGTATCTATCGAATATAATATACACTTTTAATGAAATCACCGTTTTACTTTATAGTAAAGCCATTAAAAGGAAAGCGATATGACAACACAAGAGAAGTAGGAGACTACGAGCTTGTTGTGAGTACATCAGAAGAGGACCACAAGTTTTCTAATAGATATGCTGAGGTTGTTGAACTTCCTATTGGCTATAGTGGAGGGGTCTCAATTGGAGACCTCTTACTTGTGCATCACAATGTTTTTAAGTATTATAATGATATGAAGGGTCGCCAGAGAAGCGGTAGAAGTTTCTTTAAGGATGATTTGTTCTTTGTAGACAACGAACAGTTCTTTTTGTATAAGCACGATGACCAATGGTACGCACATGACAGATATTGTTTTATAGTCCCTATTCCTACAGAGGAGTCAATTATATTTAAGAATACTAAAGAAGAGCCTTTAATTGGTATAATGAAATACCCTAATAAGTATCTAATGTCTATGGGCATAAAGTCAGGAGATAGAGTAAGCTTTGCACCTGAGAGTGAGTATGAGTTTACTGTAGAGGATGAGAAGATGTACAGAGTGTATGACCACCAAGTAACAATGAAACTATGACTGTAATAGAAACAAAGCTAAGAATTATAAAAGCAGGGCATCGAGCAGTTGAGCAATTGATTAAAGTTGCCGAAGAGAGTATTATTAAGCACGATGAGGGTGAGGATGATTTGTCTGCGGATAGATTAAAGAATGCAGCAGCTACAAAAAAGTTAGCTATATTTGATGCATTTGAGATATTAAGCAGGATAGAACTTGAGAGAGAAGCTATCGAGCAATCAGAAAAAGGAGAAAGTAAAACAGCAACTAAACAAGGATTTGCAGAACGAAGGTCTAAGTAATCTATATATAGTACTCAATGATTTTATACCAAAAGCGGTATATACAAGCAAGAATAAGGCTAAATCATGGTCGTACGGGTATAATGAGAAGTATGACCTTATTATAATATCTAAAGACGGTACGCTAGGAGAAGTTGTATCCATACAAGGATTAATTATAGGACTACCTAAAGCACCTGATAACTACTATAAGCGTCACGATAAGCCAGCTGAACAGTATTGGGAGAGGCAAGAGCTTCCAAAAGAACTGGCAAAGATACAATCTATTTTTCAATGGAATGAGAAGCCATCTGTATTCAAAGATAGATGGGTAGATTACATAGAAGATGAGTTTGATGCTAGGGAGAAAGGTTTTTGGTTTGCCAATAATGGCGAGCCTACATACATAACAGGCTCTCACTATATGTACCTACAGTGGTCATCTATTGACGTTGGGTATCCAGACTACCGTGAGGCGAATAGAATCTATTGGATATTCTGGGAAGCGTGTAAGGCTGATGAGAGAAGCTTTGGGATGATATACCTAAAGATTAGACGTTCAGGGTTCTCGTTTATGACATCCTCTGAGTGTGTGAATATAGGCACGTTAGCTCGTGATTCAAGGATAGGCATACTATCTAAGACAGGAGCGGATGCCAAGAAGATGTTCACGGATAAAGTAGTGCCAATTAATGTAAGACTTCCGTTCTTCTTCAGACCTATTATGGATGGTATGGACAAACCAAAGACGGAGCTTGCGTTCAGAGTACCTGCATCTAAGATTACTAAGAAGAATATGTACGAGTCTGATGACACTGAGGTGGAGGGACTCGATACATCTATAGATTGGAAGAACACAGACGACAACAGTTATGATGGTGAGAAGCTACTATTCTTAGCTCATGACGAATCAGCTAAATGGCTGAAACCCAATAACATAAAGGATAACTGGCGTGTAACTAAAACCTGTTTACGATTAGGTAGCAGGATAATAGGAAAGTGTATGATGGGGTCAACTTCAAATGCACTTAGCAAGGGTGGTCAAAACTATAAGGATATATACTTAGACTCAGACGTATTACATCGTAATGACAACGGACAGACTAAGAGTGGTCTATATAACCTATTCATTCCTATGGAGTGGAATATGGAGGGCTTTATAGATAGATATGGTATGCCTGTATTTAATAAGCCAGAGCCACCTATTATGGGAGTCGATAATAGACTCATTAAGAACGGAGCGATAGATTACTGGGAAGCTGAGGTAAAGTCTCTTAAAAGCGATGCAGATGCGTTAAATGAGTACTATAGACAGTTCCCTAGAACAGAGTCTCACGCATTCAGAGATGAGAGCAAGCAGTCTTTATTTAATCTTACTAAGATATACCAGCAGATAGACTATAACGATGGTCTAATAAAAGAACACCACACTACACGAGGGAGCTTCCATTGGAAGGATGGCGTAAAGGACAGTGAGGTTATATTTACTCCTGACAAGAGAGGCAGGTTTAATGTGAGCTGGACTCCTAATAAAAACTTACAGAACAGAACAGTTACACGGAATAATATGAAGCATCCAGGCAATGACCACATAGGTGCATTTGGGTGTGACTCTTATGATATCTCAGGTACTGTAGGAGGCGGAGGTTCTAATGGTGCACTGCACGGTGTGACTATGTTCAATATGGATGAAGCACCTAGTAATGAGTTCTTTTTAGAATACGTGGCTAGACCTCAGACTGCAGAGATATTCTTTGAGGAAGTTTTAATGGCGTGTGTTTTCTATAGCATGCCAATACTTATTGAAAATAATAAGCCAAGGCTATTGTATCATTTTAAGAATAGAGGGTACAGAGGATTTTGTATGAACAGACCTGACAAGACATTTAATAAACTGTCTAGTACAGAAAGAGAATTAGGTGGAATACCAAACAGTAGTGAAGATGTTAAACAAGCTCACGCAGCAGCAATAGAATCGTACATTGAGAAGCACATAGGGTTTGATTTAGAGGCAACATATAGAGACGCTGATGAGATAGGTAGTATGTCATTTACAAGGACTTTAGAGGACTGGGCTAAATTCGATATATCTAATAGAACTAAGTTTGATGCTACAATAAGTTCAGGGTTGGCGTTAATGGCTGTGAACAAGCACCTATATAAGGCTGAGAAAAAACAATCAAAAATAAACATTAACTTTGCGAGATACAGCAATAAAGGAAATATTAGCGAAATTATTAGATGAAAGATGTTAACGTAAACATATCATCTGCAGGTTTCCCAAGTCAATTTGTTTCAGACTCTGAGAAGAAAACTCTTGAGTTTGGTTTGCAGATTGGTCAAGCCATACAATACGAATGGTTCAAAAAGGACGGAGCAGGATGTAGATTTTATAGCCAGTGGGGAGACTTCCATAGGCTAAGATTATACGCTCGTGGAGAGCAGTCTGTAGCAAAATATAAAAATGAGCTTGCTGTTGATGGCGACTTGTCTTATCTTAATTTAGATTGGACTCCTGTACCTATAATTCCTAAGTTTGTTGATATTGTTGTCAATGGTATGTCTGACCGACAGTTTAAGGTTAAGGCGTATTCTCAAGATGCTATGTCTCAATCTAAGAGAAGCAAGTATCAAGATATGGTTGAAGGGCAGATGCTTAATAAGCCATTACTTGAGAAAATACAAAAAAATACAGGAGTTAATCCTTTTACTGTTAGTCCTGATGAATTACCTCAAACAGATGAGGAGCTTGCATTATATATGCAGCTCAAATATAAGCCTGCTATTGAGATAGCTGAGGAGACTGCTGTGAATACAATGTTTGATGAGAATCATTACGATGATATCAGAAAACGACTTGATTATGATTTAACTGTTCTTGGAGTAGCAATAGCTAAACACGAGTTTCTTCCAGGAGCTGGAATACAAATTGACTATGTAGACCCTGCTAATGTGGTGTATAGTTACACCGAAGACCCTCACTTTAAGGATTGTTTTTATTGGGGTGAGATTAAAACTGTTCCAATAATAGAATTAAAGAAAATAGACCCGACATTAACTAACTCTGATTTAGAAGAGATATCTAAATCAGGGTCTGCATGGTATGATGAGTACAATGTGGCTCAGTACTATGATAATGACATATTCTATAGAGACACTACTACTCTTATGTACTTCAACTATAAGACAACCAAAGAGGTTGTGTACAAGAAGAAGATTAAAGAGAATGGTAATATTTCTATGGTAGAAAAAGATGACCAGTTTAATCCACCTGAAGAAATGATGGATGAAGGGTCATTTGAGAAAGTATCTAAGACTATTGATGTATGGTATAACGGTGTTATGGTCATGGGGACTAACATTATACTTAAGTGGGAGATGTCTGAGAATATGGTTCGACCTAAGTCTGCATCTCAGCACGCTATGCCTAATTATGTAGCAGTAGCCCCAAGAATGTACAAAGGTATAATTGAGTCTTTAGTTAGAAGAATGATACCATTCACTGACTTAATTCAGATTACTCACTTAAAGCTACAGCAAGTAATATCTAGAGTAGTCCCTGATGGTGTGTTCATTGATGCTGACGGTCTTAATGAGGTTGACCTTGGTACAGGAGCAGCATACAATCCAGAGGATGCTTTAAGACTATACTTCCAAACAGGTAGTGTGATTGGTAGAAGCTACACAGGAGATGGTGAGTTTAATAACGCAAGAGTTCCAATACAGCAGTTAACAGCTAATTCTGGAGCATCTAAATCTCAAATGCTTATAGGTAACTATAATCATTACTTAAATGAGATACGTAACGTAACAGGATTAAATGAGGCTAGAGATGGAAGTAGTCCTGACCCTAACTCTTTAGTTGGTCTACAAAAACTTGCAGCAGCCAACTCAAATACAGCGACTAGACACATATTAGATGGAAGTCTTTATATGTATAGAACATTAGCTGAAGGGTTATCATATCGGGTGGCTGATGTTTTGCAGTATGCCGATTTTAAAGAAGAGTTTATTAATAAGATAGGCAAGTACAATGTATCTATACTTAATGACATAAATGAGTTGTATATGTATGACTTTGGTATATTCATTGAGATATCTCCTGACGAAGAGCAGAAGGGTATGCTAGAGCAGAACATACAGATGGCATTATCTAAGGGTGATATAAATCTTGAGGATGCTATTGACATACGTGAGATTAGAAATCTTAAACTTGCTAATCAATTATTGAAGGTTAAGCGTAAAGCAAAACAAGACCGTGAGGAAAAGATGCAAATGCAGCAACAGCAAATGCAGGCACAGATTCAACAACAATCTCAGGAGATGGCTGCACAGACTGCTGCACAGAACATACAATTAGAGACTCAAGCTAAGATGCAGTTAAAGCAAGCTGAGGTTGCGTTTGATATTGAGAAACTCAAGAATGAAGCAGACTTAAAACTCATGCTTATGGATAAAGAGTTCCAAATGAATATGCAGCTTAGGGGTATGGAGGTTGAATCTTTATCTAATAGAGAGAAGGATAAAGAGGACTCTAAATCTAAAAGAATAAGCCAACAAAATACGGAGCAGTCTAAGTTAATAAACCAAAGAAAAAACAACTTACCTCCAATGAGCTTTGAATCAAATGAGGATAGCTTAGATGGATTTGACTTGGCTGAATTTGAGCCAAGATAGGTGTTCAAAATATATGTTAATTTTGCAAAAAATAAAATCTAATGGAATTAAAAGTAAGAGCCGTTGAGGCAGTAGAAGAAAAGTCTATTCAGGAAGTTGAGCAACAACTGCTTGAACAGCACGAAGAAAAGTTTAGTGAAGATGTTATAGAAGAGGAAGCTCCTCAACAAGAAGAGCAACCAGAGTACATAGCACCTGAACTAAGTGAAGATGACGTTCTTTCATTTATTAAGAATAAGTATGGCAGAGATATTAACTCACTTGATGAGTTGACTGCAGTTAGAGAGTCTGAGGAGTTACCTGAAGATGTATCTGCATACTTTAAGTATAAAAAAGAAACAGGTCGAGGTATTGAGGATTTTGTTAAACTTAACAAGAACATTGATGACTTAGATTCTGATACGTTGCTAAAGGAATATTTCTTTGCTACTGAAGAAGGATTGGATGCTGAAGATATAGAGTCTATGATGGAAGACTTTATGATTGACGAAGAGTTCGATGAAGAATCAGATGTAAAGAAAAAGAAAATAGCACGAAAAAAGACTATTGCTAAAGCCAAGAAGTATTTTGAAGAGCAGAAGGAAAAGTACAGAGTTCCCCTTGAGTCAAGAGGGAGTTCTATTTCTGAAAGTGAAGCAGAAGAGATTCAGGCGTATAAACAATATATAGAGTCCGCAAAGACCTATGAGGAAGAATCAAACAGAAAGCGTGATTGGTTTCATAAAAA